TCGTAATCAAAGTAAGCCCTCACGCGAGGGGGCGCCAGCGCCTCAGATTCACTCTGTGGATTTTCCTTTTCAAATCGGGCATCGTCACTTGCAAGTTCACGCGCCTGCCTGTAAGAGTCATCGTTTCGGTTGGGTCTGTCAAAATACCCAAGGAACAACCTGTTGTCTGACTTCTGGTACACACGCCTGAATTCGGAATCCACATTGTCAGGATTCGCCGTCGAAACCACAAACATCTTTCCGCCCGTATCCTGTATCAGTGGCAACAGAGCATTGTAAGAAGAAGCAAACTCTTCGTGAAAATCAGCCTCGTCAAGCAGTATCTCAGTACCCGTAAATGACCTTCCTGCCTTCGCTGTAGCAGGGAAAGCTTCGATAGTACCCCCACCCTTAAACTTCAGCGTAGTAGCGTTGTCTATAAGCAGATCAACCTTTAAATGCTCAGGAAGATGATCCCATATGAAACGACAATCAGCGATAACTTTCTTCGCCTCAACTTCTCCCTGAGAAATCACTGGCAAAAAAGCATTCTCATGATACATCCCCATCCACGTAAAACGCGCCTCAAAATATGAGGTCACGCCAAGTTTTCTAGCCTTCAGATTAGGAAGTACCCCACCAGGCCCTACTCCCTCTGCATATTCATGCAACTTCATTAAATGAGGCCACTTGATAAATGCTACACTCCCTTTACCTAAAGGAGGCGGATCAGGAATAAACACATGATCCAGAAAATCCACCAACTCCCGCTCTACTAATACCCTCTCATATCCCAGTATCAACGCCCTATCATCTATCCCAGATACCATAAACTATACCAACCTCATAAAATCTTAAACCCTAAAACGTCAAATACGTTTAACGTATGTGGGGGGTATAGGGTTTCCCTATTATCTCCCCCCCAGGCGGGTACGCGTTGCGTGCGTGCGCATCATGCCCGTTCCGTTAACCGCCGTTGACGCCTGCCTACTACTACTGCCCTACCACTGCCCTACTCCTCGACGTCTTCGTCTTCGTCACTGTCCCCATTATCAACAGTGGGTTCCTCTTCATTGTCTACCTCTTCTGATTCGATCTCTTCTACTTCAGCCATTGTTATATTCTCCTATCTGTTTATTGATCTCTAGAGTATTACCAGAATCCCCATAATCAGGGTTTAAATGCTCACTGTCCAACGTTGTATCCTCTACCAGTGCTGTACTATTCCTTAGTGTATTTACCTTGCTACGTAGTTCGTCGGTCGTTGTATTCTTCAACGCTTCAACCAGCCTTGCAAAGTCGGTTGTCGTGCTATGGCTTTCCACCTGGGTGACGAATAATCGCTGACTCTTTCCCAGTAGTTCAGAGGCATCTAGTCTGTGTTTGATAGATTCTGTCCTATCTCTCATAGTTTCAGACCAGAATGATTGTACTTCAACGGCATCAGCAATAACAGGTGCCGTTATATTGTCCCGTAGCTCTGCAATTCTTGTGATAATCTTGGGGTTATTTGCGATAGTGTATGCATCCCTTGCTATAGTGGTATCAAGTGAATGTTCTGTGTTATATGCTTCCTTGTATGCTTCCGATTGATTTAATCCCTGTACCATCAATCTCGCAAACTTTTCTTGTTTTGATGTTAACTGCGTGTTGTATTCCATAATGCATATAAATCAATCACAGTTTTATGCTTAGGTCAACTACTTTTGTGCCTAATTTCATGCAAAAACACCATTTTGCACAATAATTTCACGATGGTATTGCCAAATTGGTTAAAATTGGTCAAAAATTTGTTGACGTCTATCCAGATCGTCACGCCTGGCTAGGCACGAAAATATTGGGTGTTGACATGGCCTTGTTATGGGTATACTATGTGCTCAGTCGATTATGACAGTATGCGATGACATACGATAACGATACAGGAACCTTAAAAACTGAAGATGCAGAGTCGAAGAGGGCGGACACAGTTGAAAGACTGGCTAGAGAGCGAGACTCTAGGGATAGCACTCGAACCGCAGGGCGACGAAGGTACGAACCTTCTGACAAGGGTCAAGCGGTCTGATCCACTAGCAACGGAGCAGATTAGCACCCGCCAGTAACAGAGCGATGATACCCGAAGACTTGAAAGCTACTTCAGAAAATAGACGGCAGAGACTAAGAGGACAACGCAAGCCTAGAAATTGCGAGCATTTACGGGTTTGCGCTGTCTTGTTAGTAAATCAGCAGGACAAAATTTAATACTTGGAGGACACAGGGATAATGGAAAGACTAGAAAGAGGGACACGAAACCTAGCCAAGTTAGCGAAAATCGCGGACGCTTACAGTGGAAAAGTTACATTCTGGAACCCAACAAGTGACAACCAGAGCACGTTGACAGTACACATGACAGACGCTCGCGCTATGACACTTGTATATAACTACAAGTTAAACGCAGAGCAACAGGAAGTATTCCGTAGCAAGATCGCGACTGTTAGCGGTTACATCAAGATGCTCCGTTTATCATGGGGTAATGTGCATTATGAGAAAGTAGAGGCATAACAATATGAACATAATGGAACACATAATGGCCTACACATACGAAGCGGATTACCATTGCATACCATGTACAGTGCAAAGGTTTGCATACTTTCACACTGGCAACGTAAGAGGAGGAGGAGTTGACTGGTATGGTATCTATACTGACCAAGTAGACAATGAAGGCAATCTAGTCAATCCAGTATTCAGTACTGATGAATGGCAAGAGCTGGATGAGGGATTCATAGAAGAAAACCCCACTCAATACATGGCTTGCGGTGACTGCCATGAAGTGATAGATAGCTACGCGGTCTAGTTTCAACTTTGGACACGGGCAGGCGATGCAAATCGCTTGTCCCTTCCAGCGTTAAAGCTGAGAATTAGAAAGTAGAGGTGTAACAATATGGCCAACGATATGATAGGCACATACCCAGTATGCGACACGCATAAGGAATCACTTGAGCATCGACTAGGTAATCGGATCCGCTTCTGGCAGACTGATAACACGCCCATACTGGGACATTACACGTTGTGTGAAGCGCATCTAACGGGATGCATCGCACCGGCCACTCATCGCTATAAAATTATAGGAAAGTAGAGGTATAGGAATTGAGAGAAATAACTAACGAACACGCAATATGCCAAGAGATGGCGGAAAGTCTTCAGGCTACAATCAATAAGCTCCAGGCTACCATTAAGACATTACAGGAAAGAACTAATGGGCTAGATCCCAAAGTTGTCACGCCAATAGCAAAACTACAGGAGACGATTAATACATTGACGGATCAGATCGAGGTCGCTGGACGTATGGTGGGACAGGTTCTTGACAACTATATCGTCTCTGGCAACATGGATCTGAAGGCAAGGGTTCCTATGAACAGGTACCAACGAGAATATCTCCTGAGTAGGGCATACGATGCCCTGGGATCAACATACTTCAAGGTTACACGCAAGCCCCTCGAGTGGTGGCGAGATAGCGAGAAGACAAAACGCGGTTTCGTATCGCGGTAAGGCGCTTGTCTCCAATGACACATATGACTTGGTACAGCGACTACAGGCAATCATGGACTCAGAGGACAAGGAGTAATATGAAAAATACAGAAATGGAATTGCTGGAGTCTCAACTAGATTCTATCGCTTCACGGATTTACCACAATAGAGACAAGATTGACAACATCCGCGAACAGGTTCGAAGATTAAACGAACAGATTAAAGCGTATAGCTTGGTGGAGCACCTTGACTGTGATGAGTTTACGGACACGATGGACAAAATCAAGAAACAATTTACCCTGAGCGAATACGCACGTATCAAAATCGCATATAAAAGTTTCCCTTTGGGCGATAGTTAGCATATGACCACTGGGGGGAACTGCGGTTCCCTCCAGCAATGATGTGCTAAACATCAGAAAGAAAAGAAAGGGGCGAATAATGGCACAGACATTTCACTATCGGTGTAATCACTGTGAACTGGTGATTCAACACAACGGCAATATCGAGGACGCTATGGCCAGGCTAGACAGCCATAAGCAGATTCACATTAACAAGAACACGGAAAAGCTAGGCGAACTCATAGATGATATGGGCAAGACAATACACGATCTGTCCACGGCGATCAACAAACTGGCCAACAAGCAAGAGATTAAGGAGGACGCATGACTACAGTACAGGTATCAATAGACGCAGTAGCAGAGAACACAACGTATGAGGTCAACGGCGAGGAATTTTATAAGATGCCAAGCCAACAAAATACCAGAGGGTCATTCCCAGAAGATGTTCTTGAGAACATTAGACAAGCAATAAGAGATACCATCGGCAGAATACGGGTGGAGAGCATAAATAGTGGGTCGGGGCGGTTTAGATTAGGCTCGTTGATTGGTGTGCAGATAAGCAGAGGATACCGCACTACTCATCTGCGAGTGATGGTTAAAAAAGACAACACAATCAACCTTACCCAGGTACGCAACAAAATTGCTCAACTCCAAGCCGAAGATGACAGATGTAGGCAAAGGAGCCAAGAGTATGCAGTACGATACGAGGAAGAAAGAGCCGCGTTAGCCTCGCTGCGCAATAAGCTGAACGTCCTACATGCTTACAATCCCTATCGCCTATTCGCTAACGCGGCACGTTATGAGGTTACTGAATACAGGCACGAACATGGGTTTGCAATGAAACTTCAAGCCCTAACAGACGAACAGGTTATGTTCATTGCCGATATAGTAAATACTTGGAATACAAAATAGGTGAGCCAAGCACATGGTAAAATACATCAATCTACATTTGGAGGTGCGACTTGCCGATTCCAATCCCTGATGGCATGAGAGACTATGTGAGAAGCTACTGGGGCCACTATACAGCGTTACCAGAGACG